CACATAGCTATGGCGAAAAACGCACACTATTAAGAAAGAAAGCAATACTGAAATAATAATACTGAGTATAACGTACGTAAGGGAAATGTACGTTAGCTACGTACGTTAGGCTTTCAGCCTCTTTACTCCCTCACTGTAGAAACTTACACTGGTTTGTTGTATAAAAACAACAGTACAATCCTACGTATGAACTTTATCTATCTAGCACATAGAACTAATAGATTGTGCTAACAATTAAGTTGTGCTAATCAATTACTAACGACAAGGATGATATGTTAAAAGAACTATTGCTATACTGTGCATTAGAGGGTGAGTTCCATATCTTGAAAGATGCTAAACCTTATCGTAGGTTATTTCCAGACGAAGATGGTTACCTGATATTCTACAAGAAGGGTAAGAAGTACAAGATGAAAGCTAACAGGGTAGCTATAGAGTTGGGTAATGACTTGATTGTGCCAAAAGATAAAGTAGTGCTGCACCGTAATCTTGATTACAATGACTATAGGTTGCAGAACTTACGTTTAGTCACTAGGAAAACTTTTAACACTATCAAGGAAGCACAACGTAACTTAGGCGGTGCTTTACGGATAGTACCGCACTATCAAGATATGTTCAGTTATACCCTAAGCTGGAGAGAAGATGGTAAGGATAGAGTGCTAGTCGTACAAGATATCGTAGTTGTACGTAGGTTATATAATAAGCTACAATTAAAGTACGCTAAGATACTCAGTAAGTACTGTGTGTTCGACTAATATAGCACAAGGGGAGGGCTACGGTAGTAGACCGAGCTACTTTCTGCAAATTTTATTGAATTGCTCTTGATATTTACAGTAAACTATGATATAATTACATTATCGTATCAAATTGCAACTTCAAGTTTTAGTAAATACGCGCATTAAAAGTCCGTAACCTGCTAAATTGTAAAAATATTGCAAGACTATTACGATGTAACCTTTCTAGGTTCGTAACCTCTTTGTAACTCCTTTCAAGGTTACCTAGCTAGAAGCTGGATAAGTAACCAGCACTAATAATTAGAGAGAAACTATGAAATGTGTAATTTGTAATCAATATTTTAAGCAAAACGTATTTAACCAAAGTTATGAATGCGAAGATTGCAATAGTATAGTATTGAATGAAGTAGATTCAGAGTCCGAAGTAGATTTCGAGATTCTAAGGAACCCTAGTGGAAAGACTGCAGCGCAGATTCACTATGATTGGGATGAATCTCACGGGTTCTGAACTTTATATGAAGAATCTGAGGGTTTTAAGAGGTTTTATTCTTATAAGCTACTCAGGTATCAACTTACGATAAAAAGTGCTTTAAGATAGGTTTAAATCCTTTCTAGACATATTGCGGGTAGGGCGGTCACCACTCCAGTCTCATAAGCTCGGAGCATCGGCAGTTCGAATCTGTCACCCGCATCCATATTCGTTGGCTATTTCCGAATAGCGAACACAACAGGCATAAGCCGAAGGCTCGTAGCTTAATCTAACGCTACTGAGGTCGTAGACACCAAAAGTCAGAAGTCTACTAAATTGCTGGATTAGTTCAATGGTAGAATACTGGTTTTGTAGTCCAGTGATGAGTGTTCGATTCATTCATCCAGCACCAATACAATAAACTTTGTAATCTTTATTTATGGTAATATATGACAACAAAAGAGTACCACAGAGAATGGGCACAAAATAATAGAGAGAAACGCAATGCTTTAAACAAAGCATGGAAGGACAAACGTCAAGCGGAGTATCTAGAATTTAAGAAAACATTAAAATGTACTAGGTGCGGTTTTTCACATCCAGCTGCCTTACAGTTTCATCACACTGACCCAACAACAAAAGAGGCAACTATTGCTACTGTTGCAAGATCGTGGTCTTTGAAAAAATTAAAAGAAGAGATAGATAAATGCGAAATCTTGTGTGCAAATTGCCACGCTATTGAGCACTACTCAAAATAATGCGGAGATAGCTCAGTTGGTAGAGCGTTGTCTTGATAAGGCAAATGTCACTGGTTCAAGCCCAGTTCTCCGTACCAAAAATACTGCATTCGTCCATCGGTTAGGACACTCGGTTTTCATCCGAGCAAGGGGAGTTCGATTCTCCCATGCAGTACCAAACAAGGACACATATTTCGTTAAAGAGGCGAAGCGGTCTGTAAAACCGTTGTCTATGCACTCGCTAGGAGCGTTACCTAGGGTGTCCACCAATTTTGTAGCCGTAGACTGGAGCTAGGGTAAAGGGTGTTGCGGAAGCTTAAATGCCGTTAAATATCGAAGCGCAACTTTAATGCTTGTGTGCAGCCTGCTACAATTAAATATTGGCATATAGCTCAGTCGGTAGAGCGCGAAACTGTTAATTTCGATGCCCGTGGTTCGAGGCCACGTAGGTCAGCAAGTTATGGGCGATGATAGGCTGCTACTAAGCCATTGTTGTCCACCAATAAGGGTGGTTGGCAGAGAGGCCGATTGCAGAGGGTTGCTAACCCTTAGGTTACTTACGTGACCCGTAGGTTCAAATCCTACACTACCCGCCAATACAATTCCGTTTTTAGGCTAGTCTGGTTAAGTCACTTGGTTTGGGGCCAAGATATCGTAGGTTCGAATCCTACAGAACGGACCAAATTACTACATACTTACATAGTTATATAAAAGTAAATTAAGGAAATAAAATGTCAGTTACAATAGGTGGGTCTACAATTAATTGGAATAGTGGTGCTGTAACACCTGCCTCCGTAGGCACAGCACCTTATTACCCAAGTGTACGAGCTTGGGTGAATTATACAACAGTTTCTGGTGGTGTTGGCGGTGCAATTGCTATCAATGGTTCAGGAGGTATTTCTTCTGTAACGCTTCGCACTAATGGCGGCTTCTACTCTTTAAACTTTTCTTCAGCTATGCCAGATATAAATTATAGTGTAGTTCAGACAGGAGCCGTTTCTCAAGGTTTTGGTGGAAGCCAAGCATGGTACTCTTTCGAGCAACTAGTTTTCGGCGGTCCCGGTAATGCTTATCCCGTAAGAAATAGAACAACTTCCAGTGTACAAGTTGTCAATGTGACTGGTGGAGGTTCTGCTGCGTATGGTGCATCAATTAATTTTGTAATTTATAGGTAAAATATGTCAATAACTTTAAATAGCTCAACAATTACATTAAATTCTGGAGCAGTACTACAAGATGCAGTAGGTAATATACCTGTCTATGGTATTCGAGCTTCGCTGTTGCTTTCAACATGGGGAGGAGTCATCAGTATAAAATCTTCCAATAATATCAGTTCAGTTGTTGCAAGAGCTACGGCTGGAACATTCACTTGTAATTTTTCAAATGCTATGCCGACAATCGGATACGCAGCAATTTCTTGTGGTGGTACTCAATTAGGCAATGGTGCAAACGAAGCTATGTGGGTTATTGAAGAAACTTCAGGTAGTCCTGCAAGTTATTTGCGTACTACATCTTCATGGCCTTTTATGGGCCTAAATAGCACAACATATAGATATGGTGGGATTATGAACATGCATTTTGTTTGTTGAAAGTAAAATATGTCAATTACAGTCGGTTCTTCAACAATTACATTAAATTCAGGTGCAGTAATCCAAGCGCCTTCAGGTACTCCACCGTATATGATGCCAAGAGCGTGGATTAATTTTTCATCTTACTCTGTTAATGGTTCATCTTCGGGTGGTGGTCTTGAGATTTATGGTTCATCTGGCATTTCTTCGATCACCAATGGTACAGCAACAGGTGAAATAAATATAAATTTTACAAATAACATGCCAGATTCCTTATATGTTTTGGGACTACAGGGTGCTACAATTAACGGGTACGGTGCTTATCAAGCAATTCAAGTTATTGAATCTTTAACTCAAGTTGGTGGAACACCTGTTAGAAAGGGTGGCATTACGAGCGTACCAATACTACCATTAAGCGGCTCATATGGTCTTGCGTGGGGAGGTTCAATCAATGTATCAATTTTTAGATAATTATAGAAAGAAGTTATGACAACACAAATTATTCTTTATAACGACAATGTTGGTTTAAATATTGTTTATCCAGCTTTAGAGTGTGGACTTACAGTAGAAGAAATCGCACAAAAAGATATTCCAAAAGAGTTTGAATATCGGATTGTAGAAAATACAGTTTTACCTGCAAGCGGTAAATTTAGACAAGCTTGGGTATCAACACCAGATTTAACAGGAGTTGTAGTAGATTTTGTTAAAGCAAAAGAGGTTGCTCACCAAATGCGTAGATGGGCTAGGGAGAAAGCTTTAAACCCATTAGATACATTAGTCAATTATAATATTAGTAATCCTACTAAACTTGCTGAAATTGAAGCGAATCGTGAAAGTATTCGAATTGCTAACGCTGAGTTGCAAATTGCTATTGATGGCGCAAGCACTGTAGTTGAACTAGAGCAATTAACGGATAATATTAACTTAAATGGTTTGGCTTCATTTAACTAACCTACCTTAGGGTCCGTTGTCGCTAACGGTTATCTACTATGTAGAGGGCGTCCCTCGGTTCTTTCTACGAGGTAACAAGAGGTCGGATAACCTCTAGGCTAGTTTGCCAAAACTAGTTGTAAAAGTAAGCGTATTAATCGGCGGTGCTACGAAAAGCGCACTCTGGAATCGTAACCAGAACTAATTTAAGGAGGCTTTATGCCGTTAGCTATTTTAGCTGCTGCTAATGCCGCAGTATCAGCTATTCAGCAAGGCTGTGAACTTTATAAAGAATATAAAGGCACAGTAATGAAGGCAAAGAAAACCTTTGATGAAGTAAAAGGTATATCTAAAGAAGTTACAAGTATTTGGAAGTTCCTGTGGAATAAAATATTTCCAAATAAAAAGAAAGAACAACCTAAGATAGCAGATTTAGCCTTAGCCAAAGTGGGAAGTAAGACAACAAAAGAACGAAAACAACCTGACTATGCTCAGATGGACGAACTTTCAATTACTATTGAATTGATAGAGCAGTTAAAAATATTCTTTGGTTGTATGTCGCAATTACAAGCTAAATTAGCCGAATCTGAAGCTAAGTCTATGGGCTCAAAAGGGTACGAAGAATTAATGAGTTCTGCTATTGATATTGAATATGCAATGATAGAGATTCAGAAGTTACAAGTAACTATACGAGAGACTATGGTTTATCAAAGCCCTAAGGAATTGGGTGACTTATATACTAAAGTTGTTAAGCGCGTAGGTGTAATACAAGAGCAACAAGAGTTAGACCGTATAGAACAAAATAAAAAGGCTGCGGAGACAAGATGGTTACAAGAGCAATTTCAAAACCAAATAAAGCTGGAACTGGTTACAGTGTTTCTAGTAGCAGTGTTTCTAATAGAACTGTGGGCAGTATGGATAAGTCTAATAATTCATCGCTAATAACTTTAATTGCCGCCGCAACAGTGGTAATAGCGATATTCATTTCAGTGCCTATTATGTTAGGTATGTATATGGATACAAATAAAAATAATTATGTCATGGAATCTAAATCTAAACAAGTCGATATAAAAATCGAGAAACTTGACGACATGATTAAGTATAACGAAAAACTTCTCATTGAGCTTGAGAAAAATAAAAAGGAATAACATGTTAGATAGTTATAAAGGTATGACTGCCGACCAAATTGAAGTACGTGTATGGGCTTTCGTAGTTAAAGCTATTACTTCAATGGTTTTCTTAATTGCGATGGGTGTTATGTGGGCTATTGCCTTTGAAGACCAATCTGCAGTATTAGCACCAATTGATGCCATCTTCTTAGAAATTCTTAAAGCCATTGCTTTTATGGGTGTTGGTACATTAGGTGGTATCTCTGGTCGTAAAGCCGCTGGTGCTGTTGCAGAGAAACTAGCTGAAGAAAATAAAGAGGTCTAATATGGCATTTGAAAAAGGTAAATCGGGTAATCCCAATGGTCGTCCTAAAAAGGTCAGTGCATTAGATAAACCAACTAATCGTGATTTAAAAGAACGTGAATTAATTATGCTTCTTCGTAAGATTAAGCCACACGTTGCTAAAGCTATCACTTCAGCTGCTGAAATTATGCAGAATAAAGAAGCGAGTCATCAGAACCAACTAAAAGCAGCTACTATTTTACTTGACAACTACCGTAGACTTACATTAGATGTATACGATAGCGAAGATGCTGAAGATGTAGAGGGCACTGAAATTCAGCAACAAAATGCTCCAATCTTTAGCTTAAAGGTTGTTGGAGAAGAATAATTATGAATTGGCTAGGGTAGCTCCTGAAAAGTAAGTTCCTCACTTACCTGCCAGTTATTTATTGAGGTTATTCTGAGGAGAATAAATGAAAACTTGTAAGTGGTGTAATACTGAAAAATCTTTCGATAATTTCTATAAAACTAAAACAGCAAAAGATGGTCTTCAGTCTCATTGTAAAGACTGCCACAGTAAATACAATAGTAAAAAATATTATGAAAATCATGAAGAAAATCGTAAAAGGTTGTCTAATTACTATCATGAAAATCATGAAGTAGAGAAAGAAAACAGAAGAAGCCATTATAGAAATAATAAATCTACGTATTTATTTAATTACTACAAAAGAGAAGATAGATTAAAACTTGCAACGCCTAGTTGGTTAACTAATGAGATGTTACAAGAAATTAAATTAATTTATAAAAGAAGACAAGAATTATCTGAATCTACTACTATTGAATACCATGTAGACCATATAATTCCAATTCAAGGTGGAAATGTGTGTGGTTTGCATGTACCTTGGAATTTGCAAATACTTACAGCGGAAGAGAATTTAAGGAAGAGTAATAAATATGAGTAATCAATTGACAATTGCGCCAGCATCTAAGAAACAGGAGATGTTTTTAAATAGTGATGCAACTATTACATTAGCAGGTGGTGCAGCTGGCTCTGGTAAAACTTATACAGCTCTCCTAATTGCATTAAAATTTATGCAACATCCTAGGGCAACAGGTGTGATTTTTCGTAGAACATCTAAGATGTTAACTGCACCGGGCTCTATTTGGCATGAAGCCATTAACCTCTACACAAGTATATACCCAGACCTTAGAATTAGGTCCAGAGACTTAGAACTAGTATTCCCTAACGGAGCACTATTAAAATTCTCGCACATGCAACATGCAAATAACGCTCTCGACCATAAGGGCGCACAATACAGTTTAGTTATCTTCGATGAAGCAACAGACTTTGAAGAAGATATGTTGGTCTATTTACTCTCGCGTATGCGTAATGCGTATGTGGATTATAAGCCACAGCTATTTGCTATGACCAACCCTGATTATAATTCATTCCTACGTTCGTGGATTGAAGATTACTACTTAGACCCTCAAACTGGTATACCTATTCCAGAAAAAACTGGGCACAAGCGTTTCTTCTTCCGTCAAGGTAATACTATGATTTGGTATAACAGCTTAGATGAAGCTGAAGCAGTTCATGGTAAAGGTAATGAATCCGGTATTAGTTCGTTCACATTCATTGGCGCTACTTGTCGAGATAACCCTCCACTCTTAAAAGCTCAACCAGATTATATCAGCCGCTTAATGTCCTTACCTCGTGTAGAGAAGGAAAGATTGCTAGATGGCTCATGGTACGCTCGTATGGAGTCCTCAGGCTTGTTTAAACGAGAATGGTGCGGTTTAGTTGATCTACCTAATGGTAGGGCAAAGCAGCGCGTTAGAGCGTGGGATTTCGCCTTTAGCAAGCCTTCTGAACAATACCCTAATCCAGACTGGACTCGTGGCGTCTTAGTCTCAAAAGATGATGCTAAAGTTTATACAGTAGAAGATGTAGTATCTATGCGCGATAGAGTACACGAAGTAGAAAAATTAATCTTCCAGACTGCACTGCATGATGGTCAAGGCGTTATTATTTCAATTCCATTAGACCCTGCCGCTGCCGCTGGTGCTTATGCAAAAGACTTGCAACGTAAATTAGCTGAGATGGGTTTTGTCTGCAGATTAACTAAACCAGTTAAATCTAAGATCACTCGTTTTGCTCCATTCTCAAGTTTAGCTCAAGCTGGATTCGTTAACATTGTAAAAGCGAACTGGAACAAAGATTTCTTCGATGAATTAGAAGTTTTTGATGGTGACCCTAAGAAAAAGGATGACCAAGTTGACTGCTGTAGTGACTGTATGTTACTTCTTAATAAGGAACATTCCTTACCAATATTTTCACTTCCTGATTTAACAGGCAGGAACCCTTTTGACAGTATGCCACAGATGAATGTAGCATTACCTCAATTTACAACTATCGGACTTTAACTAAGGAGCCTTTGAATGGCACGACCAAAGAAACAAGAGACTATCGAGAAAGCCACAATGGGTGATACACCAGAACGATTTAAAATGTCGGAAGCTGGTTACCTAGGTTTGAATGTCTACGCTGGTGTAACTCAAGATGAAATTAAGAAAGAATTAAACTTTCCAAATAGCATCCAAACTTACAAGCAAATGTCTTATCATGGGACTATTAATTCGGCACTATCTTTATTTGATACGCTAATTAGTAAAGCTGATTGGAAATTTAAAGCACCTAAAGATGCTACTCCTGCTGAAATTGATCAAGCTAGGGTTATTAATGAAATGATGCAAGACCTCTCTGGTCAGACATGGGCAGATTTCATTAGTGAAGCATTAAGTTCAAATGTTTACGGTTTTTCCGTACACGAGAAAGTTTATCGTAGACGCACTAAAGAAAATGGTTCAAAATATAATGACGGTTTAATTGGCTGGAAAAAATTACCTATCCGTAACCAAGAAACAATTCAACGCTTTGTATTCTCAGATGACGGTAATGAAATTTTAGGTGTACGTCAAGACCTAACACAAGTGAGCGACCCATATAATCGTTATACACAACGCTCAAATCTAGCAGTCGTGCTGCCACGTAGCAAGATCATGCTATTCCGCGCAGGTAAACATAAAGGTGACCCTTATGGTAAATCTCCGTTACGTGATGCATACTTAGCATGGCGATTCCTTTCTGTTATTGAAGAGATTGAAGCAAACGGTGTAGCTAAAGACTTAGCTGGTTTGCCTGTTCTAAAATTACCACCTCAATATCTGGCTGCAGATGCTTCTCCAGATCAGAAGGCTATTCGAGCTTACTATGAAAACGTAATGCGTAACTTACAGATTAATCAGCAATCTGCCTTAATCTTACCTCAAGCTTACGATCAAGATACGCGCCAGCCTTTATTCAGTTTAGAGCTACTTAGCTTGAATGGCAGTAAGGCAATGGATACTAGTAAGATTAAAGAATACTACAAGAACTTAATCCTTACTTCTTTATTTGCAGATTTGCTAACTATGGGACAAACTGGCGGTGGTTCTTTTGCACTAGGTCAGATTAAGAGTTCTTTATCTGGTAATGCTGCTGAAGCCATGCTTAAGAAAATTACTCAGGTTATTAATGACGATTTAATTCGACAGACCTATGAACTTAACGGATGGGATACATCTCGTATGGGTTATATGGACTTTGATAACATCCAGACTGAAGACTTAGAATCATTTAGTAAAGCCGTTCAGCGGTATGCTAGTACAGGTATGCTTGAGATTGATCGTGATGTTCTAAACCGTGTTCGTGAGTCTGTAGGTATTGACGCCAAACCAGAAGACGAAGAACCTAACTTAGCTACAATGCCAGCTAATACTTCACGGAGTGGAGATGGTTTTGCGACAGCTGGTGAAGGTACTGCAACTAATCCATCTGGTACTGATACTTCTAGTAATAATTTAGAAAACGCAGGATAATCTGATTTACTCTTGAAATATAACTATTTATGTGATATAATAGTTTTATTACACCCCGCCTAACCAGCGGGGTTATTCTTGTTTATAAGGAGCCAGTATGCCGTGGAGCGCAAGCAAAACAATTCCCGCTGTAGAGGGGAAATCCCTTAAGTTGAGAGAGTTATTTGCAAAAGTAGCCAATGCTGCACTCACTAAAGGACAAACAGAAGAAGAAGCGATTTTTGCAGGTTTAGGTGCTATAAAAATAGAAGAAAAGAAGCATCAAGTTCAGAAAGTAATAGCTCCGAAAATACCCGCGCATTTGCAAGTACTTAAAGATATCGCAAGTAAGCAAGCAGAACCTGTTGAGAAGTTTAAAGAAGTTCAGGTAGCTAATAGCGTAATTGGTGCAGATATTAACCCTACTGGTCATTTAGTATTGGTAATGTCTGATGGTACTAGAGTAACTACCAAAAGTCCAATACCTAAAGAGGTTGTAACTCAGAACGTATCTATAAGTAGCCCAAGCAATAATACTGCCTTAGAGTCCATGAAGGAGCCTACAGGTTTTTCTACAAGAGACACCAGTAATCTTTCATTTAATAATGCTAATCGCACATTAACTATATCAGCAATAGACGAGAGTTTTACCGTTTGGTTACACGCTAAAGAATTTACCCGCTCTGCAGACTCTATTCAACTACCTAATATTTCAGGATTATATTTTATATATTACAGTTTTCCTGACTGTCAGCTAAGTTATTCAAACACACCAACATCCGATTTATTTTTAGAGAATGCCTTAGTTTCTATTGTGTACTGGAAATCAGAGACACAAGATCACGTATATTTTGCAGACGAACGCCACGGTATTATTATGGACGGTGCTACTCACCAACATATGCATTTATCTTTTGGGGCTCAGTATAGAAAAGGTCTAGGACTTTATAACTTTATTGTAGATGGTAATGGTAGTTTAAATTCTCATGCTCAATTTGCATGTGATTCTGGTCAAATAGCTGATGAAGATTTATTAATAGATATTATTGATGGAGAGAGTCAGATACTTTCTCAAGTATTACATTGCCCTATTTACTATAGGTATGGTAGCACTGCAGCTAATTGGTGTAAGACACCTATGAGTGAATATCCATTAATACTGCCTCACGATATTCCATATTATAACACTGGAACAAGACCAGCATACAATCATCAATTAGAGGGTGTGTGGCGATTAGATGAAGTTCCAAATAATGAATTCGTTCTTGTTCATCTAGCAGCAACAAATGATATAGATAATCCTATTGTGTCTATTTTAGGAAATACTTATAATTCTAAAGCTAAAGCTAAAGCTGGAGCTAATATAGAGTTTGCAGAAATGACGGGTCTACCTTTTGCAGAATTTGTTAAGATTGGTACTGTAATCTACCAGACAGCAAACTCTTATGCAAATCATCCCAAAGCTAAAATTGTAAGTACAGACGAAGGTGAAGATTACGTAGATTATCGCAGAACAAACATATGGTCAACTGGTTCTTCAGTTGTGATCGATCAAACTCAAAATATCGATGGTGGTATTTATCAAAACTAAGGATGCATATGCAACCAGCTAATATTGAACTGACAATTTACAAAGGTTCTACCTTTATTAAAGCAATCCAGTGGAAGACAGGCTCACCAGCTGTACCTGTTAATTTAACAGATTGTACACTACGGATGCAAATACGTAAAACTGCTAATGATGCCGTTATACTTGATACCCTTACTTCAGAGAACGGTAAGTTAGAAATTTCAAATGCAACTGAAGGTAAGATTAAAATTAAAATCGCAGCCGCTGTATCTTCAGCTTACACTTTTGAAAGAGGTGTATATGATTTAGAAGTAGTATTTATTGACGGTACTGTTTTTAGAATTATAGAGGGTGCTGTTACAACAGTTCCAGAGGTAACTAGATGACAACTGATGTTATTATCGTCAACGACCTAGAAACTGTAGTTGTAGATAATACACCTATTAGTGTTATCATTACACAAGATGACACTTCTACACCAGATATTGTAGTCGTTACAGAAGCAGAGACTATTCTTGTAGATGATAGTCAAGTAGATACAATTTTAACAATTGAACAAGAAACACAAGTAATTACTCAAGGCGCTCAAGGACCGATTGGGCCTACGGGTCCAAAAGGTGATACTGGAGAGTCAATGAGCATTAGTGCTGCACCTGATGTGGACGTTTCATACCTTCAAGACGGTTCGTTATTAATTTTTTCAAGTCAGCAGCAGAAGTGGGTAGCCAACACTCAGCTAACAAATCAGAGCCTAGAATCAGGCCACTATTAAAGGATAAGATATGGCATCAATTGTAAGAATTAAGCGCTCAGAGGTTTCTGGTAATCCTTCTGTGCTTGCACAAGGTGAATTAGCATATTCAGCCTTAATAGATAACGGTAGTAACGGTGGTGACCGATTATATATTGGTATGGGTACAGAAACTAACGGTAATGCGGTTAATCACGTAGTTATCGGTGGTAAGTATTTTACCGATATGTTAGATCATACGAAAGGTACGTTAGCTGTAAGTTCAGCTTTAATTACCGATTCCAATGGTAGACTAGATAACATCAAAATCGATAATATCGATATCAATGGTAACACTATCTCAGCCTTAGACGCTAATGGTAATGTGAATTTAGTGCCAAATGGTTCAGGTCATGTATTTTTAAGTGGTCAATCATTTCCTAATATTACTGGTACTAATGGACAATATTTAAAAACAGATGGTGCAGGTGTAACCTCATGGTCTAGTCTACCACCTAGTGATTTTACGATTGCTGGTGACACTGGTTCTGAATCTTTTAGTACAGGTTCAACATTAACGTTCGTTGGTGTCGATGCCTTAGATACAGCTATCACTACAGATACTGTAACACTTTCCATCAAGAATGCTACTGCTACACAAAAAGGTGCAGCTTCATTTGACAGTACTGATTTCACAATCAATGCTGGTGCTGTAAGTTTAAATCACGAATCAATCCAAGATATCGTAGGCGCAATGGTGTCTACTAATACCGAAGCTGGTATTACAGTATCTTATGATGACACAAATGGTAAGTTAGATTTCGCAGTCAATAGTCCTACAATCACTATTACTGGCGATGCAGACGGTTCTGCTACTATGACTAACTTAGGCAATACAAGTATTTCCGTAGTCTTAGACACTGTTAATAGTACAGTCGGTACATTTGGCTCAACAACTAATGTACCTGTAGTTACAGTAAATGCCAAAGGTCTTGTAACTAACGTAGCTACAGCAGCTATCTCAACATCATTTACATTAGCGGCTGATACTGGCACACCGGACGTATTTAATAACGGTGAGACATTAAGCTTCATCGGTGGTGAAGGTATTGACACAATCATCAGCGGCGTAAATAACCGTATTACTATCTCTGCAGAAGATGCATCAACTACCAATAAAGGTGTTGCTACTTTTAACGCAGCAAACTTTGCTGTAACTGCTGGTGACGTAATCATTAAAGATGCAGGTATTACTAATGATAAGTTAGTTTATTCTGGTGTTACTATTGGCTCAAGCAGCGTTACCTTAGGTAGCACTATTACAAGTCTAGCTGGCTTAACAGAATTACAAGTTGATAATATTAACATTAATGGTAATACTATTGGTGCTACAGATACTAACGGAAACGTAGTATTAGCTCCAACAGGTACAGGTACAGTTGATGTAAGCAATAAACGCATTACAGGTCTTGCCGAACCGACGGCTGATACAGATGCAGCAACTAAGCTTTATGTAGATACTGTTTCTGCTCAAGGTTTGCATGTACAAGACGGTGTAGATGCCGCCACAACAAATACTTTGGCTATTATGTCTGGTGGTACTGTTACGTATAATAACGGAGCTTCTGGAGTAGGCGCTACATTAACAACTACAGGTTCTTATGTAACTGGCTATCCATTTGACGGAGTTGATCTATTAGGTGCTGGTTTAGGTTACGGTGTTGCACGAGTCTTAGTTAAGAATCAAGCTAACGCTGCTCATAATGGTATTTATGTTTTAACTAGTAGTACTGTACTCACTCGTGATTCACTTTTCGACTCTGATTTAGACATTCAAGGCGGTGATTTCGTATTCGTAGTTGGCGGTGGAACTAATGGTAGTACAGGTTGGGTTCAAACTGCTACAGTAGATGTAATTGGTACAGACCCTCTTGTATGGACTCAGTTCTCTGGTGCTGGTACATACAATGCTGGTGCTGGTCTAGATTTAACAGGTACTACCTTTTCAACTAAGCTTGCTGTAAGCGGTGGATTAGAGTTCTCAGGAGCTAACGCACTACAATTGCATACAGGCATTGCTGGTAACGGTTTAACCTTTACTGGTGGAGTAATTAATGCGGTTGGTACTGCTAACAGAATCACAGTAGGAGCTGATGCAATTGATATTGCCAGTAACTATGCAGGTCAGACAAGCATTACTACATTAGGTGTCGTTACTACAGGTACTTGGTCTGCTGATACTATTGCAACCGCTAAAGGCGGTACAGGGTTGACAAGTTATTCGATTGGTGATATAATCTATGCTTCAGGTAGCAATACTTTAGCAAAACTTTCAGCAGGCACAAATGGTAAAGTGCTGCAAATTAATGGAAGTGGTTTGCCAGTTTGGGCAGACTTAGACGGTGGTACATACTAATTAAACAGGGCGGTTTTTACCGCCCTTATTACCTTTATTAAGGATCAAAATGGCAAATAAGATTTCCCTAAAACGCTCATCAGTACCTAGCAAGGTTCCTGTCGCGGGTGATGTTGACTACGGTGAGTTAGCGCTTAACTACAACGATGGTAAACTCTTCTACAAAAAAGTAGATAACACTATTGATTATTTCCAATCAGGTTTACAAACTATTAATCTGACTGGAGCTATTACTGGTTCTGGTACAGGTAATATTACGACTACTCTTAGCTCTACAGGAGCTACTGCAGGCAGTTATACTAATGCAAACATTACTGTAGGTGCTGATGGTCGCATTACATCCGTTGCAAATGGTAGCGCCAGCGGTTTACCAGATCAGACAGGTAACACAGGTAAATACCTCACTACAGATGGTTCTACGGCTTCATGGGGAGCTATTAATCTAAGTGGCTACCAACCTATTGACGCTGACTTAACAGCCATTGGTGGGCTTACAGGTACGTCTGGTATCCTAATTAAGACAGCTG